AATATTCGTCAACCTGACACAGTTATTTTTAACCTGCTGAGTTGCCCAGGATATTTAGAAACATCCAGTGCTTTGGTAAATCTAAACACTGACAACGGACAAACTGCATTTATTGTTGCTGATGCTCCAGCTCGTTTGGAACCGGATGCCACATCACTGAGCAATTGGGGTAACAACACAGCCAAGGCCGTGGAAGACGGCGAAGAAGGTTTGATCACTACAGATTCATACACAGCAGTTTACTATCCATGGGGTTACACAACTGACTTGATGGGCAACAACATTGTTGTTCCTCCAAGCCATATTATGTTGCGTACGATTGCTCTAAGTGACAACGTTTCTTATCCATGGTTTGCACCAGCTGGTGTACGTCGCGGCGGCGTTACCAACGCCAGCTCAGTGGGCTATGTGGATGCTGCTTCAGGTGAATTCCGTACTGTGGCATTGAACACTGGACAACGCGACACGTTGGCTGGTGTGCATGTGAATCCAATAACATATATTGCTGGCACAGGCTTGGTCGCATATGGCCAATACACACGCCAGTTAATTGCAAGCAGTTTGGACCGCATCAACGTGGCACGTTTAGTAATTTACCTGCGTTATCAATTGAACAAATTGGCCAAACCATTTATCTTTGAACCAAACGACACAATTACACGTAACGAAATTAAGCAACAAGTTGAAAAATTGTTGCTGGAGTTAACAGCAGAACGTGCGTTATACGATTATGTGGTAGTGTGCGACAAGAGCAACAACACTCCCAGCAGAATCGATGCAAGCGAGCTTTATGTTGACATAGCCATCGAACCAGTAAAAGCAGTGGAATTTATTTACATTCCACTACGCTTAGAAAATACTGGTGGAATCAAAGGCTTGAGCAAATAATTAGGAGAACACAATGGCAATCGCAGCTCTATCAAATTTTACAGTACCGTTAGCATCTGACCAAAGCGCAACCAGTCAGGGTATGCTGATGCCCAAGTTACAATTCAAATTTCGTCTGAATTTTGAAAACTTTGGCGTAAGCAAACCCACAACTGAACTCACTAAGCAAGTTTCAGATGCCACACGCCCAAGCGTTGATTTTCAGGATCAAGTGATCGACATCTACAACAGTCAAATTCATTATGCTGGCAAACCCAAGTGGGCAGCAGCCACAGTCAAACTGCGTGATGATGTTACTGGCGCAGTTACCAAATTGGTTGGCGAGCAAATGCAAAAGCAATTTGACTTCTTTGAGCAAAGCAGTGCAGCAGCTGCCGGTGATTACAAGTTCACATTGCGTTTAGAAATGTTGGACGGCGGCAACGGCACCAACACAGCCAACGTGTTGGAAACATGGGAACTGTATGGTTGCTATGTGCAAAAAGTCAACTACGGTACACTGGCTTACAAAACCAATGAACCAGTCATGATTGATCTAACTATTCAGTATGATAATGCTGTGCAAACAACAGGTGGCACATTGGGAGCTGCTAAATCAGTACAGTTAAGTCCAGGCGGCACCAGTACTTTAGGTTCCTAATAACACAGCCTACTTCGGTAGGCTTTTTATTATCTGATCAATAACTGCGTATATTATATTCTAAATAAATAATGTTATGGGATTCACTTCTAACAATCATCTACAAACAGATGCCAGCATAAAACTCAAAGATTGGCAGCATGCAGCACGCATGTTTGCGGACCAACAGTTTAGGCTAGCACCTAAATTCGACTTTCAATTTCATGTGGCATTTAATATAAACAAGGCCGCATGTAAAAATGCCAACATCGTCACCCGCTACGGCAACGAAATTAACATGCTGGTAAAAACTGTGGCTTTGCCAAGATTTGAACTGGAAGCAGATCAGGTCAATCAATATAATAGAACAAAACAAATACAATATCACCACAAACTTGGTGACATAATTATCAAGTTTCACGACGACAACATGGGATTGATTAATCAGGTCTGGCAAAATTACTACAGCTACTATTATGCTGACTCAACCAGTTCACAAACTCCTGGAGCGTATGCTAGAACAGCAACAAAAAATTCCAATTACATCACTACTCCTTATGGATTAGACAATGCCAGCACAACGCCGTTTTTTAATTACATCACAATTTATCAGATGGCTCGTCATGAATATGTAGCCGTGAAACTGATTAACCCAATTATCAAAATGTGGGACGGCCTTGGTCTAGATTACTCTTCAACCAAGGTTCATGATTTTTCCATGACTGTGGCTTATGAAGCAGTCAACTACAGTGTGGGCCAAGTTGTGCCCGGAGATCCAGAAGGGTTCGGTCTTGAGCACTATGACAATTCGCTCAGTCCATTGCAAGGAGTTAATCCTGACCGCACAGTTATAAGTCCCAGCTTTGTGCAAGCACTGGATATTCAGGGTAATGCTGCAAGTTTTGTCAACAACGCTGTGAACACAGTTAACGGTTATCAAAATTCTACAGAATCGGTAAATGGTGGAGGGTTCGGATCCAAGCTGGGATCAGTATTGGGTCTGGCAACATTGGGCATTGGCCTGGGTGGCCAAGCAATTTCTGCGTTGGGTGGATTATCTGGAATCAGTTTCCCTAGTCTGGGCGGATTGTTTGGGGGTGACAAAACTTCTGCAAGCCCTAGCACATTGGGCGACGGTGGAGCAGCCAACGGTGCAACAGATGCAACGGACACACAGGACTCTGGAAGTTCTTCAGAAGGAGACAGTCCAGAAAGCGCCGCAGGCGGTGGCGATGGCACTAATATGGGCGATGGCAGTGAGGCCAGTGCAGGCGGCTGGCCGTAAAATTTCAGGAGAATCCCAATGAATAACAATTTACCAATTCCACAAAAAAACGGCAGAGTCGATATTAAAACATTTTTTGACAGCTATTTTACCAACACTGTGAGTTTTCCAGCAGGGCAGATTGATGCAGTTGTTGGATTTTTTCAAAAGCGAGGATTTGGTCGCAGCAGTGCCAACAGCACAGCCATTGTGATATTAAATCAAGCTCGTAACGAAAATGTACAGGTGTTCAGTGTATTGGATTCGTTAAAATCGCTCACAGACGTGCAGTTGAGCCAAGTAGTGGCACAGTTGTTAAACACATCCAGAGAAAAAACCAGTTTGTTAGGCTACAGGATACAGCCAGTCACTGACACTTACGAAAGCAGAAACATTTTAATTTAACATGTCCAAATTCGCACGGGGTAAATTTACCCCGAAACATCCTGAAAAATATGTAGGCACCAAGATACCCACCTACCGTAGTAGTTGGGAATGGAGCTTCATGAATTTTTGCGACAACAACAAAAGCATTATCAAATGGGCCAGCGAAGCCATACAAATTCCCTACAGAGATCCTTTGACCAATCGTCAAACAGTTTACGTGCCAGATTTTTTTATACAGTATGTGGACAAAACCAATCGCATGCTGACTGAACTGGTTGAAATCAAGCCAGCCAGCCAAAGCATACTGGAGCGTGTGGGCAAGAACAAATACAACCAAGCACAATTTGTTAAAAATCAGGCCAAGTGGGCAGCAGCCAATCATTGGTGCAAACAGCAAGGTATCAAGTTCAGAGTTATTAATGAAAATGATATATTCGGGCAGTCATAAGCATAAGTAAATGTATGATTATATACCTGTATGTGAAAACACATAATATTACTAGCATGAAATACTTGGGCAAAACAATATCCAAGGACCCGTATTCTTACAAGGGATCTGGAATTGTTTGGACGCGGCATTTGAATAAACACGGATTTAATATTTCTACAGAGATTATCAGGGAATGTACGTCTGAAGACGAATTAGTTCAATGGGGAAGATACTATAGCAAACTTTGGAATGTTGTTGAAAGTCCAGAGTGGGCAAATTTAAAAGAAGAGGCAGGGCCCCGTGGTGCATGGTCTGATGAATCCAAACTGAAACTGAGCCAATTTCAAAAAAATAAATTGGCAAACATGTCTGTGGAAGACCGAGCTGCCCGTACTAAGAACTCGTGTAGTTCACCGAAGAGCTGGACACCTGAGCGTATTAGGAAGATTAGCGAAAATACCCTCGGCAAAAAGAAAACCAAGTCTGATGCCGTGCTTGCGGTTGAAGAACAGCGTAGAAACCGCACGTCTATTCAGAAACTAAAATGCGGTGATACTAATCGCGGTAAGACATGGAAACTAGTTGATGGTAAGCGTATATGGCTACCTAAGGAG